TTATAAATTGCTGATAGCTGTTTCATAATTTGAGACAGCTTTTTTTGCGTTTTCTTGGTTAGTATGCCAATAAGTATTTTCAGTGATCATCAAATTAGAATGACCTAATCTGTACTGAACATCTTTCGGGCTAGCTTGAGCATAGAGCATCATAGTAGTATGTGTATGGCGGAAACCATGAAATGATACGTTAGTTACTCCTGCAGCCTTAAAATGCTTATTAAGGCGCTTTCGTAAGTTACAAGCATAGGCATATTTTTCTGTAAATACAGAGAATACAACCGTTTCAGATCGGCCTAGTTGCCATGATTGAATTTGTTGACGGTTTTTGTATTGTTTCAGTAAAAGTAACGTGGCGTTGTCTATTGGTATATCACGATAACCAGCATTTGATTTAGGAGAGTTTATTTCTTGATAGCGATTTAGTGTCTTATTGATACTTATAACACCGCTTTCTAGGTCAATATCAGACCATTCAAGAGCTAGAGCCTCACTTATTCGGCATCCAGTGGCCAGTAAAGTCTTATACAGGACAACATCAAATAAGTTCTCATAATTTGATTGATCCAGAGTGTCTAAATAATCGAGAAACGGTTTTAATTCTTTGTTGTCTAAGTATTTGACAGCAGCCTTTTCTTTTTGCTGTTTGCGTGGAACGATGACATCATTAGCTGGGTTGTATTGTATTACCTGGATAGTTACGCCATATTTCAAAATACGCTTATTCATGTTATGGAGCAAGGAGTAGTTAGCAAATGCCCCTTTTTCGGCTTTATTTGCCTTGTCAGCCCATTTGTTTACTTGCTGCTGAAGAATAGGCGTAGTGAGTTTAGAGAGCTTATAATCGCCAAATACGGGCAATAAATGTACTCTAACCACCCCCTCCATAGATTGTCGAGTATTTGGCTTAACTGTATTCTTATAACTATCCCACCAAACTTTTACAAGCTCATTGTATGTTGTAATTGTCGGCTTGTCTTTAACTGTATATCCGTTAGCAGCAAAAGCATTGATAGCATCACGCGCTTTTGCTTTAACTCCCTTTTTAGTGGTTGCTGTAACAGTTGTACGGGCTTTTTTGCCCGTTAGTTGGTCAACGCCTATATAAACACTAGCATAATAAACTCTTTGGCCATTCTTTTTGATTTTTTCTTTGATATTCATGTATTTGTACCTTTCTTTCCATCAGCAGGCAAGGCGCGTGATTTTGTTAGGTATTTATACATGATAAGGGATGGAGTGGTTTTGGGATTTCTTTTTAGTTGTTGTCTCCCATACTTTCGTGATTCTTTTCTGCAAAAGGTTTCAAGATAGAAATTATTCCATCTATACCAATATCTATCTTTAGTTCTTTGAGATAGACATCAAGCATCATTTCATTTTCAGGTTTTTCGTATCGATCATCAAGCAAGATACTGTAATTCTGTATATAATCATCTTCATATTGATGAAAATCTTTATTTAAAGCATCTTTAAATAGTTTTCCTTTGAGATTATTAGAGTTACTTAGATCCATAGATATCAATAGCTTATAGATAGATTTTATTTCTGTATCTGAAAGTAACATGTGATTGGTTTTAATATATTGCACAAAACGTTTAAAGTATAATTGTTCTTCATCTTCTTTGTCTCTTGATTTTGAACTGGTTAAAATTACCCCCCAATTTGCATATTGATCGTTAATTTGTTCATCATCATATTGTTTTGGGTTTTCAGTGAAACCTAAGAGATACCCTACCGATACTCCAAAATAGTTAGCTAAAATTTTCCAAGTCTCTGAGTTTCTAGGCTGGCGTTTACCATTCTCATAGTACATTAGTTGACTAGGTGAAAGAGAAAATTGATAGTTTTCTTTCAATTCAGTACTAAGTTTTCCCAGCGAAACACCTTGCTTTTGTCGCAATTCTTTCAATCTATTTGATTGACTTCCCATAAGTAGTAACTCCCTCCAAGTGGTTTGTTTAGCTAGAGTATATCATACATTTGAAATTATTGGAAGAAAAATTCTCAAAAATAGAATAAAAACCCTTGATATTCTCAAAAAAGGAATATATAATTAACTTGTTCTTGAAATGAGAATGTAAAATTAATAGGAGGTTGACAATGATTATCACCGATACACAAGCTAAAGCTATACGGCGAAAGATTGCTGATAAGCAGTTGAAACAATATGAATTTGCTAAAGAAATAGGCGTAGCAAGTCGTACAGTGCCTAAAATAGTAGCTGGTAACTATAAAGCACCAAAGCGAATTTATGCTGCGGTCATGGAATGGCTAGCAAAAGACTACTAAATTAATATGAGAAAGGAATAGGCTCACAGAGCAAACAAAAAGCCATGTACAGGCGACCAAACCAACGTACACGGCTAAGGAAAAATAACAAAACTCAAGCAAAGGCAAGGCGCGTGGTTTTGTTAGGTATTTAGCAAGGGGAAGCGCCCCCTTTGTAAATAATCTCCTCTTATTTTATCAAAATTAGAGGAAAATGACAACTTAATTTATAAAAAGGAAAAGTGGAGGATATAAATGGAAATTCTGTCTAAAGAAATACAGTTACAGGGTTTACAACTTCTTAAACAGACTCTTGAAACTTTAGTTGAGCTAGAAAAACAACGATCTAGTAAGTTAGATTTAATTTCTCGTAAAGAATTAATGGATTTGCTAAGTGTAAGTGCTACAACCCTTGATAGCTGGGAAAAATTAGGTCTTCGGCGGTATCAGACCCCAATGGATGGAGCTAAGAAAGTATTCTACCGTCCGTCAGATGTGTATATATTTTTAGCAATAAAATAGGAGTTATGAAATAAACAAGAATCAAAAAATAATCTAAAAAATAGCAATAAACATAGAAACAGAGGTAAATATCATGAATACATATTTTGAAAATTTTGAAAAAGAGCTAAAACTAGTTGATGAAAAGCTAGATATTTTATCGGAGTGGCATCTAGCAAAAGATCATAGGGGAGCAACAGAGATTACTGAGGATTGTAGATCAGCAATCAGTCAGCTATGGTTTCAGTTTTACAAATTATCAAAAGTCTATAAAAAGCAAGAGGCAAGTCATGAGGATTTCTTTAATAGAAATGTTGAGAATTTGCTTGGGGAATTAAAAAAATATGACGATGAATGCACGGAAAGACACGGCCAGGCTCCTGACTGGTTGCTATTCAATTTCTTAGATCGAGCAATAAAAGAAAACAATTTAAGTAATGGGATTGATCATGCAACAGCTTCGACGTGGATGTACTTACGTAGTTTAGTAGCTGCTGATCTACAAAAAAGAGGGTTATTAAAATAAACGAGCTAGATTTAACCAATACACAGGCGCTTATCTTTTCCGTGTTATTGCTTGGCTTGAAGCTGTATCTAAACCACCGAGATCGCCAAAAAAGCGCCCAAATTGAGCGAGAAAGCAAACAGACGATACCAAAACCTAGCGAGAGTTTAAACCTTGACTATGGGCGTTATATTCAAGCGAAACAATATGATCAGATACCTAAAAATGGAGCTAAAAAGATTTTTTATCGGCCTAGTGATGTTTATCTATTTTTAGTGGTGAAGTAGGAGGATAGAGTATGGAAATAGTAATTTTTGATTCAGCAAAAGAATTGGACCTTGATGCATTTTATAGTGAGTATCTAGATGTGTTATTTATTTCAAACCAGGTAGACGAAGAAACACGCGCAGCAATCATAGAGTGTTATAAGAAACAGTAGGAAGCTGATAAATTAGAATAAGGAGGGGACAATGGCAAAAACAAAGTCTATTTTTGGCTAAAAATTGATAAGAAATTTTTTGATAATATCTTTATCAAGAGACTAAAGACGGTACCTGGTGGGTACACTATGACAGTGATTTATATTAGGCTCATGCTAGAGAGCTTGGAAAGTGACTGTATTTTATACTATGAGGGCTACTTTAACAATCTCAAGGAAGAGTTAGCCCTAAAACTAGATGTATCAGAAGATGACATAGATATGACTATGGCGTACTTTACAAAATGTGGTTTAATTCAGATTGACGAAGATAAAAACGCAGAACTGCCACAGGCTAAAGCTATGGTTATGAGTGAAACAAACTGGGCGAGTTATAAACGTGAACAACGAAAAAAAGGAAAATTGGAAGAAGTCCAACCATCTTTGACATTTTCCAACTCATGTCCAACAGAGATAGAGATAGAGAAAGAGTTAGAGAAAGAGTTAGAAGAAGAGATAGAGAAAAAATTTCCTACTGCTGAAATCTCTAACTACTACCAAACCCGTATAGGGATTATAGACGGACAACAGTATCAGATATTGACCGACTATCTCACGCTTGACGGTATGGAGCTAGAGGTTATCAAGACTGCCATAGACAAGGCTGCAGATAACAGCAAGCGATCTTTTAGCTATATCAATTCAATACTCAAGAACTGGAGACAGAACGGTATTAAAACCATGGTACAAGTTGAAGATGAACAGAGACAGTTTCAGCAAAAGAAACAAGGTCAGTCTGATGACGTTATTCAAGACCCGTTTATCTACTGACGGAGAGGAGAAACAATGGAATTACTGAATACAGACCAGCTAAACGAAAAAATAAAGGTCACTGATGAGCTTTGCCCAACTCATCAGATTAACCTGGTACAGTTCCAAAAGCCAGATGGTTATACATCGCCTTACTGTATGGAATGTACTAAGGAGAACATTAAACGAACGGAGTTAGAGGGCGTAGAAAAAGCCCTAGGGCATGATCTGGACTATTCAACCTATGATGTGCTAGCGCGTGAAAGTACGGTGTCAAATGAGCTAAGAGAGGCCTCTTTTAGCACTTTCAAAGCTGAGACAAAAGAGGAACATGAGGCCAAGGAGTTTGCTATTAAGCAAGCTAAACAGTACCTAAACGGTATGACAGGAAACACGCTGATTATGGGCAATCCTGGCACTGGCAAAAGCCATTTATGCTATTCCATGGCCAAAGCCATCAACGAGGGTTATAAGGCTAAGAATGAGCCTAAGAGCATCCTCTTTGTCAGCATTGCTGAAATCGTCACGCGCATTCAGTCAGGCTGGCAGTATAGGCAGAGTGATTTTACAGAGTATGATGCCTTGAAGCTGCTGACTGAGGTTGACTATCTCTTTATTGACGATTTAGGTACAGAAAGCGTTATGAATAGCCGAAAAGATGAGGCTAATAACTGGGTACAGACCTTTCTTTTCAAGATTTTTGATAAGCGGGAAACAACTATCATCAACACTAATCACAACGGCAAAGAGCTGGCCAAGATTTATAACGACAAGCTAGTCAGTCGAATTGGGAAACGATCAGAGGGGAATGTATATAACATGATAGACATCGAAGACAAGAGGATGAAGCGGAATTTTTAGCCATACGGAGGGCACCATCCCTTAAAACTGGGTAGAGAAAAGTATTAGGAGCTGGTATTGGCATTAGTGAAAACTAAACCACCCTGAGAAAACCACATACAGCTAGGCAGTCATTTTGGCACAGATTTACATGACCACGGGGCGACCAGGTAAGTTTGGGGCGGTTATCCGCTGGGGACAGTCTAGGCTTGCAAAAAAACAGTATAAGAAACTATGTAAGAAATAAGTCTTTTTATCACGGAAAAGCATGCTCATTGGCATAGCAATTACACAGAAAAAAATCAAAAAAAACAGAGGTAAAAAACATGGAACAATATTTTAAAGATTTTGAAGAACGGTTACGCATTGCAGAGGAAAAACTGGACATACTAAGTGAATGGCATTTAGTAAAAAAACACAAAGGAGCGACTGAAATCACTGAACAGTGCAGACTTGCTATCACTGCCTTATGGTTTGAATTTGATAAGCTAGCAGAGGCTTACAGAGAACAGGAAACCGATCATGAGAATTTCTTAAATGCAAACGTGGATAACTTGCTGGGAGAGCTGAAGAAACATGATGAGTTTTTAGCCACAAATTCCCTTAACTTAGGGCACCCTCGCCCCCACTGGCTTTTATTCAATTATCTTAATGCAGCGGTAAGAAGTTTCACAGATCCTGAAGAACTGGTGCTAGACGACACCGGCAATATTTGGCAATATCTGCGCGATTTGATTATAAAAGACTTAAAAGAAAAGGAACTACTCAAATGAGCGAGCTACTAGGCGCAATTTTAACACTACTACTTTTCTTTCTAGCTGGCGTATGTGCTGAGCTGTTTCACTCCTGGGCTATCGCTTACAGACACCGAGGATATATCACCAAACGGCAACTCAGAAAGATGGAAAAATGGCTTGAAACAATGGAGGCGAGAAGATGAACCAAGGATGAACCAAGGGAATTTATCAAAAATTGGCTTTTGGGATATTAAAAAGGGTAGTATTTTAGATGTAGAAATAAGAAGAGCTAGTATTAACAAGCGCTTAAGAGATACTGGATTACAATAGTTTAGAATAATGAGGTTTAAAATGTTAGAAAATAGCGATAAAACAATTCTTGAAATTTTAGAGCAAGGCTTTATAATTTTTTCGAAAAATGGTATAATAAACAAAGCTGAGTTACCGAAACATGGTAGTGTCACAATTAAAACACAAGATGGTCAACCAATATTTTTGGAAATTCAGAAAAAAGAAAAAATAAGCTGACTAGAAAAACTAGAGGCGAGATAACTGAGTCTAATACTCTTTTGTCTCGTCTTTTTAATTGTCATAAGGAGATAAAATATGTCATTTACAACCATCAAAGAAGAGATTAAGATTTTTGGAAAACGTAAGTACCAATTAATGAAAGACTATGTAGAACTTGATGAAGAAATGAATAAGAAGTTAGCTGCTGGGACAATTGGAACAAAAACAGCTCAAGATCAGTTAGATCAGGCATACAATAATTCTAAAAAAGAGTCGCAGCATAGACGTGACGAACTCGCTGATAAGATTGAAGTAGAATACGAGAAAGAACTAAAAACTCTGAAAGAAAGTGTACAGAGTGTTACAGCTGATGATGTGGCAGAACTGTCCCTGTTAGCTAGTACAAAGGAAATCACAAAGGAAGAACTGGAGGGGTATTTTGTCAAGTATGCAAATAAGCCGTTAGCATTGAAAAAAATACGGGAAATTGCGAACGAAAAACCCGATCTGCTGATGATTGATTTTGAGCGATTTGATACTGAACAAAGATTGTATAATCTCCGTCAGCGCCTGAAACAAGAAGTTTATTTCATTGATGGTAATTACTTGGTAAATGGTGATAAAATTGCACTGGCAGGCGCTAGCATGACAATCAATGATACTATGGAACATTTAGACCAGCTTGTTGATGAATATATGACTGGTGTAGAGCTGAAGAAAAATATCTAAATAAAAGTATGACAAACACTAAAAATCTAATACCAGTTACCAAACGAACAAGACAAGAACAAATAGCAATCAGTCGTAAAGGTGGCAAGGTATCGGGAGAAGCAAGGAGAAAGAAAGCTCATTTAAGAAAGACCTTAGATGAGCTTTTAATCATGGATGTCTCAGATGAGCGACTAAAACAAAAGTTAGAAGAGATGGGACTACACGCTGATAATCAAACCTTGCTGTGTGTGATTATGCTTGAAAAAGCTATTAAAGGTAATGTAAGAGCTGCTGAATGGATTGCTAACATCATAGGGGCGTATAAGAAAGATAAACTGGATATCCAAGAGCAAAAGGAGCGTATCAAGTTTCTTAGACATCAGAATAAGAAACAAGAGACTCTTATTGGTGAAATAGAGCAGCCTTTGATAATCGTAGATAAATGGGCTAGTGAGTACGACGCAGTAGAGATTGATTTAGGAGATATAGATGACAAAGAAGAAAATTGAGCGCATTTCTGTTATACACAGAGAAAAGATTTTATGGCTCAAGTGGTATTTTATGCGCGATAAAGAAAAACCTAAGTACAGTATTCTTGAACGTAAAATGTTTGATGCTGCTAAAAATCAAGATATGCTAGCTTATCAAAAATACGCGACTATTAAGCAGATAACAGATATTAGGGTACAGACAAGCGAAGATGACGTTTTAGAGGCAGTAAAAGAGGTTTATGTCTATAATCGCATGAATGTTATTGGAGCTTGTCAGCGAATACTATTTGTGAGTCAGTCGCCAGCTTATACCAAATTGAATAAGTGGTTTGATACCTATTCTGATCTGTATTTTAGTATTATACCACTATCTAATATATCTACTTATCATGAGCTAGTAAGAAATTGATTTCATTGCTAAAGTCAATAGAATATGAGATAATAAGATTTGGATAAGTAGGGCAGTGGTTTGAAGAAGGAATACGCTCTCTCGTAGAGAAATGGCGGTGCAAATCCGTCCGACTACTTATTTAGCCCCAGATATGGGGTTTTTATTGTATGGATTAAAATGAGAACTCTAATATAGTGAGTTGCTTGATAACATCGAAAAACTGATTAAAATAGTGTAAAATCCCCCATTTTTTACACATATAAAATGAAATCATGAGTAATATACTTGTGATTTTTTTGCTGGAAACGAAAGACAGAGGCGCTTTGCAGATGAGTAGATAAAGACAGGGAAGGGTTATTAATCAGCAATTAAAGCTGGTTATAGTGATAGTTAAGCTAATAACCCTATTGCTGAACTGTTGGGAAATGTTGGGATAAAAGAGTACATAAACAAACAAATGCAAGAGCTGCATAAGACTAATACCTCGCAAGTAGAAGGATCTTTATCCATTCTATCAGATGTTGCAAGAGGCAAGAGAGAATTAAAACGAGGAAAAGCATTCGGAAAAAGAATTTAATGACTAAAAGTATTTACAAATAATAACTTTTGAGTTATAATTCTTCTTAGAGAGAGGTGCTAATAGTGCATAATATCTATTTTTACAAGGATAAGAACGGTAATGAGCCTGTTTTAGATTATATGCGAGAGCTTGCCAGTAAAAAGGGAAAAGATAGTAGAATTAAACTCAATAAAATCAATGATTATATTGAGTTGTTAAGCCAGCATGGAACACGCGCAGGTGAGCCATATATTAAGCATTTAGATGCTGAAATTTGGGAACTTAGACCACTAAGGGATAGGGTTTTATTTGTTGCTTGGATTGATGGCAGTTTCGTTTTATTGCATCATTTTATGAAAAAGACACAGAAGACTCCAAAGAGAGAAATTGAACAAGCCAAGCGTGAATTAGAAGATTTAAAAGAAAGAGGGCTAGATAATGAAAAATAGTGCGATCGGCAGCAATTGGAAAGATGTTAGAGCTGAGCTTTTTAGCAAAGAGGAGATTTTAGAAAGTGATATGCGCGTGGCTATCATGAGCGAGCTTATCGAGGCCAGAAATGAGAAGGGAATAAGCCAAAAGAAATTGGAGGAATTAAGTGGTGTAAGTCAGCCTGTCATTGCTAGAATGGAAACAGGTAAGACAAGCCCGCAACTGGACACGGTGCTAAAAGTATTAGCAAGTCTGGGAAAAACTTTAGCAGTGGTACCTTTAGAACATGAACAGGCATAGAAAAATAGCACCATTAAATGGGTGCTATCTCCTTGCCTGCTGAACTCATAAATATAGTACCTTTTTTGTTACCCTTTAATAATTTCTAACTTGTTTGTACGTTGGTTATTTTGACAAAATAAGTAGAAATAAAATTTATAAATAGGCGTAATTTATTGTAATATATAATAGGGAAATAACTTGAAAAAATAATTCATTCTAATGGAATGAAGTAAATCCCTTGAGGTTCACTCAAGGGATTTTTAATAAATAAGGGGAGAATTTGGGATGCTTTATTTTATTCTGTATATTCTAAGCAGAGAGTGGCTAGCTCTATCTATTTTATTGCTAGGACTCTTTTTAGCTTATAGACGGAAATCATGGTCTCTGGCACTTTTGGCAGTTCTTTTATTTCTTACAATCACCAGTATATGCTTGTATCCTCAGTTTAGTCCATGGATTGCTTTTCCCTTTTTGTTTCTCGCTTTCTATTTATTGGTCAAAAGATATAGGTGGCTTCTTTATCCTGCTCTTGCTTTAGGCTTGTTGCTATTGGCAGTTTCTCCTATTATTGGCTATATTTTTAGAGTTTATGTTCCAGTGACCCATTATGCCTATCTTGAGGAAAAAGGGCAGACAGTAGTGGTTCGGGAAGATTATTATGGAGCATTTTTTAGTGAGAGCGATATAGCGATTATGACTTATGTAAATGGTCAACTTGCTTATACAAATAGGATAGTTTATGAGAAGGTTGACTTACATGATTTTAATAAGGACAAAGATGTCGATAAGGATGTTTTTCTTGCTCAAGCCTTGACAAGGGAGCGATTGGAAGAATTAGAGAATTTTATGAATCGGAAATAGACTAAATAAAGCTCGATGAATCAAAATGAGGCTAGGACAAAAGTCCTAGCCTCTCAATTGTCTTTGGAGTGTCGAGAAAGACGCAGTGGTTGAGTGGTCTCTACTAGGCTGATTTCATCAGCTTTTACGCCCTACTCAACTGTGCGGAGGTGGGACGACGAAATCGAATTCTAACGAATTACCGATTTCTGTCCAACTCTCATTTTTGATTCAGATTTTAGAAAAGAGACTTAACTTTGTTGATGACGTCATCGAGTCCTTTTGAATTTGCGACCAAATCTTTAGCCTTATCTAAGTATTCGCCCAGCTCATCCTTGTGGTCTTCGACAAACTTCTTAGCTGCATCAAAATCTTTCTTTTCGATCAATTCTTTTACTTGGTTAAACAATTCAACTGGATTCAT